AGTATTCCTAGCTGGGTAAAGCGTATAACTGTGATGTTTAGCGGTGTTTCTGCTGGGGCTAACATACTTTTAGTACAAATTGGTTCAGGTTCTTTTACAACAACAGGTTATTTAGGCTCATCAAGTAATAATGTGGGAACTGCAGCAGCAGCATCTGCTATTACCACTGGTTTTGGTATTAGAAACACTACTGGTGCTTCAGCTTTATATAATGGATGTATTACTATTAATTTATTAACAGGAAATACATGGTCAGCATTTGGTGTTATGGGGCAATCTGATACTGCTTGTACTACTATGACCGCTGGCTCAGTTACTATTTCAGGCGCATTAGACCGTGTTCGCATCACTACAGTTGGTGGCACAGACACTTTTGATGCTGGCACAATTAACATTCTTTACGAGTAAATCATGGACAGAATAGAAATTGATGTGATTACTGGTGACCGTCAAGTTATTGAACTGACGGCTGAAGAAGTTGCACAGGCACAAGCAAATTACGCAAAATGGCTTGCAGCACAGCCAACCAAAGAAGAACAAATTGCTAAACTGCAAGAGCAGATTGACGCACTAAAGGCATAACATGATTAAAACAATCCAAGACTCCATGGACGGTGGCGAATTTAAACCACGCCATACGATTGAAATCTACTGCCCTAACTGCGGACGTGATGTAGACGAGACCGAGCTGGCTATGAAAGTATGCGGTGACTGCGGGTTTGACCTATCAAATCCTGAACAGCACGTAGCTATCGTAGTGGCGAATCTATCATCTGGCGGTCAAACTTTGTAGGTTATGGCTGGAAAGTTAAATGCAGACGATACGCTGACTAAAGTATTAGCGTACGTAGACTCGCCGTTTAAGCTGGTTGCTGTGGTTGTAATGGGGGTTTTGTGCTTTGGCGGTTACATTATTTATGACCATCGAGAGTTGATTGTTGGTACGTACAAGGAAAGCCAAAAGCTGCCTAGTATTAACAAAGACAGGGTAGATGATGTAGCGGTTCATTTGTTTAAAACCACTGACGCAGTTTTAGTGACGGTATTTAAGGTTAACCCCTTGCTTGGAACTCGAATACAGTACCGTGCTTACACAACAAACGGTCGGGATAAAACGAATGATGGTTTAGATGTAGGGCTATTTACTGGCAACCAAAAGAATAACGAAGATGTAATTAGTTTGATGGCTGGCAATATTCCATGTAACGAATACAAAGCAGCCCAGTCAGAGATTGGCTTGTGGTACATAGAAAAAGGGATGCGGTATGGTTGCAGAATTAGTGTGCCGCCTGACCCCAGTAAGTTTGTAGGGCAGATTACCGTTGGCTGGGAAAAACAACCAGCCGATTTAGAGCAAACAAAAGCAATGCTTTTTATCGCAGCAACTATGTTATCAAGGAGTAAATAATGCTAGGACTAGACACCATCGTTGGCGTTGGAATGAAGCTGATTGACAAGCTGATACCTGATCCAGCCGCTAAAGCACAAGCCCAATTAGAACTAGCCAAACTCGCCCAAGACGGCAAACTGGCTGAAATACAGGCAGATACAGCAGAATCGCAAGAAGTCACCAAACGAGCGCAAGCCGACATGGCTAGTGATAGCTGGCTGTCAAAGAACATCCGCCCTATGACTTTAATCTTTATTCTTGGTGGCTATTTTGTGTTTGCCATGATGAGCGCCTTTGGTAACAACGCCAACGAAAAGTACGTAGAACTGCTAGGTCAGTGGGGTATGTTAGTTATGTCGTTCTATTTTGGCGGTCGCACCCTTGAGAAGATTATGGACATGAAGTCGAAAGAAAAAGATGCAAAGTAATTTTGAGAAGTGCCTGGCAAAGATGTTGGCACATGAGGGCGGCTTTGTAAATCACCCACAAGACCCAGGCGGCATGACTAACCTTGGCGTTACTAAACGGGTTTGGGAAGAGTGGGTCGGACATGAGGTTGACGAGAAGCAGATGCGGGCGCTTACCCCTGAAACCGTTGCACCACTTTATAAAAGGAAGTACTGGGATGCTTGCCGAGCTGATGAGCTTGTGGATGGTGTTGACTACTGCGTTTTTGATGTCGCTGTTAACTCAGGTCCAGGGCGCGCCATTAAGTTTTTGCAGTCGTGTGTTGATGTTACTGCTGATGGTGGTTTTGGTCCTGCTACTCTGGCAGCCGTAAAGAAAGCCGAAGAAGACCCAGCTAGACTAATAGAACTGTATTGCGCAAAACGCCTAGAGTTCTTACAATCACTTAAGACCTTCGAGACGTTCGGAAAAGGCTGGTCAAGGCGCGTTGCCGAGGTCAAAGAAGAAGCACTCAAAATGTTAGGGTAAACCCCATGCCGTTACAGAAGTTACAGTTTCGTCCAGGCGTTAACAGAGAAGGTACTGATTACAGTAACGAAGGCGGCTGGTACGCCTGTGACAAGGTGCGTTTTCGTTCTGGATTCCCTGAGAAGATTGGCGGCTGGATTCGTCTGTCTAATGACACTTTTCTAGGTGTTTGCCGTATTTTGTGGAACTGGATTACTTTGGATGGATCTAACCTTTTAGGGCTTGGCACTAACCTTAAATACTACATTGAGCAAGGTGGCGAATATAACGATGTTACCCCTATCCGTGTCACATTTACTGCAGCTTCTAGCCCAAATACGGTTAACTGCATATCAACCACAAACGGTTCTAATGTAATCACGCTGACTATTGCAAACTATGGCGGGCTAACTAATGACTTTGTAACCGTTACTGGTGCCAACGCAATTGGGTCGATTACAGCGGCGGATATTAATCAAGAACACCAGATTGCTTACATATCAACCACACAGTTTTCCATTGTTGTAGCAAATACCGCAAATACCACAGTAGCCGCTGGCGGTGGAAACACCATAAATGTAGCCTTTCAGGTTAATACTGGCTTAGATGTATTCGTTACAGGTACTGGCTGGGGTGCAGGCACATGGCCTACTTATATCCAAACTTCACTTACTGACCCATTTGCTTGTACAAGTCCTGGCACTAGCGTAACTGTAACTCAGACTGCCCACGGTCTTTCTAACGGCAATTCGGTTTACTTTAACAGCATATCTGGTAACGTTTGCGGTATAGCATCTGCCCCGTTTATTAAAGCGTTTCCAATTACTGTAGTGAACGCCAACGCCTACACCTTCTCAACGGTTATCGGTGGTACAACATATACCACTTCTAATAACGGCCCAACTGGTGGTACCGTTGTAGTTTCAACTCCTGTTGCTCCTGTACGGGGTTGGGGCGCTGCCGCTGCTGTGGGGGTTGGTCAGCAGTTACGCCTTTGGACAAACGATAACTTTGGTGAAGACCTGTTAATTGCGCCTCGTGGCGGATCAATTTATTACTGGGATGCAACTCTTGGCATTACAGAACGAGCAGTTTTGTTAAATACCGTTTCAGATGACGAAGGTTTTGATGGGCAGTTTGTGCCGAATACAACCAATCAGATTATTGGCTCGTCAATTCAGCGTTTTGCTATTGCTTTTGGTGCAAACCCATACGATCCAGGTGACGCTAATACAACGTTTGACCCCCTTTTAGTACGCTGGTCTGACCAAGAAAACCCATTTAACTGGGTGCCTGCTGCGACTAACCAGTCAGGTGAATATCGCCTTAATATTGGCTCGTTCATTATGTGTGCGGAATCTACCCGCCAAGAGATTTTAGTTTGGTCTGATGCGGCTATTTACTCTATGCAGTACTTAGGACCGCCCTACGTCTGGGGCTTTCAGTTATTACAAGACAATATTTCTGTAATGGGGCCTAACGCCACTATTACTATTAACAACGTGACTTACTGGATGGGCGTGGATAAGTTCTTCTCATACACAGGTCGTGTAGAAACACTACCATGCACTCTGTGGAAATACGTGTTTGAAGACATTAATAGGGATCAAGCGTTTCAAATGTTTGCTGGATCAAACGAAGCCTATAGTGAGGTATGGTGGTTCTACTGTTCTGAAAACAGCAATACGATTGATAAGTATGTGATTTATAACTACCTTGAGCGTGTATGGTCTTACGGTACTATGGATAGAACCGCGTGGCTTGATTCTCCATTACGGCAATACCCGATGGCGGCATACCCAACAGACAACCGTATCCTGTACCACGAGGCTAACGTAGATGACGTATCAGGGTTAACCCCAGTGGCAATTGAATCTTTTATCCAGTCCTCTGACTTTGACATTGGTGACGGGCACAACTTTGGCTTTGTATGGCGCATCCTGCCAGACATTACGTTTAACGGTTCTAATGCAAATGAACCCAAAGTAGTAATGACCGTTCGCCCACGCAGGAACTCTGGAGCACAATACGGCATTTCAGACTCACCTGACGTACAAAGCGACCAGAACTACACAAATCAACGCAACTATGACGTGCAGTTGTTTGATGGTCAGGTATATACCCGCTTGCGGGGACGCCAGATGGCTTTTAGGATTACATCTACCGACTTAGGTGTAGCTTGGCAGCTAGGTAGCCCACGAATTGATATTAGGCCAGACGGCAAACGCTGATGGCTGTAACCCCACTTCGTCCCTCAAAAGCACCCAATTTACTGGTTGCGCCGATTGTTTATGACCAACGCTATGTTGACCAGCTTACGAATGCCCTGCGACTGTACTTTAACCAGATTGATAACTTTACCCAGAACGTTACTGTGCCTGCTTCAGGCACTACGGCAAACAGACCAACTGAGCGATTAGAGGTAGGACAGTATTACTTTGATACAAGCCTTGGGTATCCGATTTATTGGAATGGTGTAGATTGGGTAAATGCCCTTGGAGAGCCTTTGATCTTCTTAACAGGCGTAAAAACAGTAGGAAGAGTTGGTACTGTAACGGTTACAACTGTCTAACAACATGATAAACTTCAATCAATCCAACCCCGTGAGGCGTACATGAGCTTCTTTGATAGATTAGTCGATACTCCTGATTACCAAGCCCAGCTTTTAGGCAGTCAGCAAACCGCGCCACAAGGCATTGCTGCGCCTATGGCAGCCCCAATGATGGCTCCTCCACCAATGAATGCTCCCATGAATGCACCAATGGGAATGGCAAAGGGCGGGTTAACAGGTGTTAATGAAAAGATTAAAGATGCTCAAATAATGAAGGTTTTCCAGCATTATTTTGAGAATTTGGGTGTTGATGTTACCGAAGGTATGCGTAATCTCCAAAAAGAGATTAACCAAGGTTTACAGTTAATCCCGTTTGAAAGCTCAGTAATGGGCTACAAACCCCTTGGTAGCGGTACAGCGCAGGTTCACTTTTTTACGGTTGGCACGTTAAAAGACTTAGCCAATGACATGCAATATTTCTTTAAGTACTTGAAAGATAAAGGCATTCGTACTGTGTATGACACCTTACCAGCACCGATTACGACTCAGATGCTTCAAAAGTTAGGGGCAAAGTTACAACAGTCAGACAATCCAAAGTACAAACTGAAGGCGTCTATATGAATCTAGCGGTTCAGCAAAACATTGACAACCTTTTGTCACAGAAGGTTGATCACTTGCTGTCCCAAGTGAAGCAGATGCCACAGGTAGATTGCCAGACAAAACACTATTTTGGTCCTAGCCTATACATTCGTGAAGTCACAATGCCTGCTGGTACGGTGGTTATTGGCAAACCGCACCGCAAAGAGCATATGTGCGTCATGTTGCAGGGCAGAATGGTAGTCGTTCTAGGTGATGGAACTAAACAAGAATTAGTTGCACCGCTGACCTTTGTAGGATCAGCAGGCAGAAAAGTGGCTTATATCTTAGAAACGACTGTATTTCAGAACATTCTGGCCACAGATGAAACTGATATAGAAGTACTAGAAAACATGTTAGTAGACAATACCCAGCCTATGCTGGAGGGAGAATAA